CAAGTGCTTCGTTCGCCGTCTTAACCCATGCCATCTGAGCGTCACCGGTCAGCTTCTCGGCACCTTCGGGAATTGTTTCAAACATTATGTGATCCCTCCAAAGCCGGGCTGAATCTGCCCTGCATTGACCAACCGGCTCACAAGTGCGGATGACTCAGAGCGGGTTAAGAATTTGTCCTCATATTTGTCCCGTTCATCCCCGAATATCGGGACCAGCTGCGAACGGCAGTTGTAATGGAGTGGGGGCTGAGGCAGAGAAGCATCACCGGCCTTGAAGTATTTACCGTTTAGTTCCATGCACTGGTCTGTTGTGTTATCATCCATCACCGCCGCGAACTCATAACCCACAATATCAGTTGACTTAGTGCCGTCTGGATTTTCAAGAGTTAGATACTGCTGCATACGAGCCGTGTTCCATGCTGAAGCCATTGCAGTATCAAGTATGGTTGCGGCTCTGCTTGCGCTGAATGGCGAGCCTGCCAGTACATCTCTGATAGCTTCCTCAGCAACCTGCACCGATACCTGCCCGACTAATGCGTTCTCAATGGCATAATACATCTGGCTGGCAAGGGCTGAGTATTTATCTTCAAGCAGAAGCATAACACGATTCTGAAGCGCGGCCTTTGCAGTGGCAGATGACCAACCGATAGAAGATGCAGCCTTAACCGGCAACACTGCCTGCGCTGATTCTGATCCACCATTTGCGGCCTTCTCGTAACCAGCTGCGATTGCCTTGCGGACCTCGCCGCTCTTGTACTTGACGCCGTCCTGCACTATCTGCCGAATCTTCGTCAAGTCGGTAGTTTTCCATCCACCGCCGGCACGCTGTTCAAATAGCTGCTTGCTCATCTGCTCAATTATCTGCGGCATGACCTGTTTCCATGTATCAGCCAAATCAGTAGCAGACTCGTCAATCAATCCTGAGAGCTTGCGGGCATCCTTGCGGGCGCGGGAGACCGAAGCGGAAGCAGCCTTGACCTTGCCCTCTGCGGCGGCAACCTGTTCGGGCTGCTTCTGCTCCTGCTTCTCTTCGTCCTGCGCCTCGGCTTCGTCAATAGTGTTTATCTCAATGCCCAGAGGCTTGAACCCGTTGCGCAGAATCTCCATCTGCGCCTCTTTGCTGGGGGTAATGGTCAACAGTCCTGACTGCTTCATTTCCGAAAGCATCGCCAGCGACTGCGCCTTCTCTTCCTCAGAGGTGGCAATAGCAACCGGCTGAAGGTGCGGAATCCTGCCGTCAGTGTAACCGTTCATCTCAAGTATCATCGGGAACAACTGCTCCCCTATTGCATCGCAGAACGCACGGCCCTGTATCTGGAAGCGGGTGCGGACATTGCTCTGAGCAGCCATCTTGCTGCCGTAAGTACCTTCTGACCCGGTGGTACCTGAGAATGAACTGTCACCGAGGATAGCACGGCGGATCTCTTCGTTGAAAAATTCTAGCGCATCCTTGAAATGCGAACCTGCGCCGGAGCTGGGTATATTGATGTCCAGCTCCATTTCCTTGGCAGATACAAATGCCTGCATGGAGCCCATCTTCTTGAGCGCATCAAAAGCCTTTGCCCTTTTTGCTGGATCGGTCCATTCGGTATAAGGCATCTTTCCGTGCCTGATCCCGCTCGCATTGGTGGCGAGGAATACCTGGTAAATTCTGCGTATCTTGATCTTTGCAGCCCACGGCTCGTAAACTGCCCGTAAAACTGAACTGCCGTAGCGGTTATTGGCATTGCCCTGATAAGCATAGTAAAGAACTTCTCCGGGTTCAACTTCAACCGCTGAATGGGTGGAACTGCCCATCTGGCGGAACATGGTAATATTGCCTGAGTCGTCAGTAACAATACCGTTGTGTCCATAGTTAGCAAAGCTAGACGAAGGGCGGGTGTATAACCCCTTCAGCCCGATAACCGGGCCGATGCCTTGTATGATCTTGCGTTCCCAGATTGGTTCCATGACACTAAATCCTGTTGTTCCTGCATTGCGGAATCCATAAGCAAACGGCTCACGAATAGAACCGTCCATGTCCAGCAGGACAGCCTTGCAGAGTTCACCATTACGGATGTCTGCGGGGTCTGAACCGCCGGGGGTAATGGACACGCCGGGAATGGACAGATCAACGAAGTGCATCATAGATGTGGACACTTCGGGGTCGGTCTGCACCATGGTCTCGTAGCCCTCGGTACCCTTTTTCTGGATGATGTCATCCTCAGGACCGGTCAGGTACTCATCATACGGCGAGGTAGCAAAGAACCGGGCTCCCATTTTGAACCCGGTAGCAGCAGCTTTTATTCGTGTGACAATATTCAAGTTGGCCTCCTTGATGCGTCAAATATATGACACTCAATGGAAGCCTGTCAAGAATATGACATTTTTGGGTTAACCGTACAGGTTGCCGATGTCCCAGATGGACATCGTATCAGCCGGAGCGGGAAGCCAGTACGCTTGTGCAACCGCATCCGATTCGTCAGGAGAACAGCCGATTAGCTCTTTAACCTGGTCCTTGCTCAGTACCTTGATGCCGCCAGATGTCGGCTGCCATCTATGGGCAAGCAATGCAGAGCGCAGACGGGGGTCGGGGGGTAGGTCTATCAAGTCAGCTTCGAGTAGCAGGCGCAGATTCCAGTACATTGCGCTTCTCTGGTTGACGCACTTCATTCCGCTGGCCTCATCGGTGAACATTACCTCATTGCCGAACGCATCCTGAACCAACGCCCTAGAAGATCCAACTATAGGCACCACATCGTACCCCTTCTTGACCAGAATATCAATAGGGCTTGAACCGACACCGATCGCATCAAGGGCAATTCTGGCATCGTTTTTTGTATGGTAAGCATAAACCAACTTTGCCACAGAATCACCGTCGGGGGTTTGGATACCCGGCACCTTGACAAGGCTCTGGCAGTACCCGTCAGAGTGAACCATAGCCTTAGTAGTGCTATCCTGCCCCCCTCTTGCCACGTCCAACCCTATCCGGTTCATGGGCTTCGTACTCGGCTGTCTGGCCTTCCACCTGGCCATGCTACGGTCAAGGGCTGCGGTTGGGATGACCTGCCATACATCGCTGTTCCCAACCGCTGAAAAGTCGCCGTTCAAAAGCTGCGAACGGAACGGCTCAGGCATGGACTGAAGCACTGCCCGGTAGTTAGTGTCGTTCAGGTACGGATTGTCTGCCAGCTTGGCAGGGATGAATGTACGACTCAAAGGCTTAATCTTCTCCCCATTGTGTTCTATCTGATCCCCCGACATGAACTCCTGCTCCTCGCCGTCTATGGTGGCATACCAGCGCAGTTCGCCGGGCTTGGCAGGGTTGGGGTGCTGAAACTTCTCAGGGTGAATGTGGGCCAACCAAGGACGGAAAAAGTCCACTATCCAGCCCCCGCTGTCATCGGTAGGCGGGTTGAAGGTAAGCACTACCCTGCATCGCTGATTGTGCGTGGTGGATCTGAGCCATGCAACCATGAACATGATCTGGCTCTTGCTGAACTCAGTTGCCTCGTCAAATGCGTATAAGTCTCTGGGCCTGCCTCGCTGCTTTTCCTTATCCTTCTCGTACTGACACGCCTCAAATTCCACCATCTGCCCCCCAGGGAGCGCCCAACGATGCAAGGATTCATTGTAACTGTCTCTGGAATGGTCATTGCCCCCAGGCGCGAATATCTCCCTTGAGCGCTCTATTAAGGCTCTGAGGTTAGGAAATACTCGCCTGAAGATAACTGACCGCCGATGAGCAGTCGCCGCCAGCCCTAGAATGAGATCAGATTTGCCACCACCTGCTGCACCGCCATAGCCGAGAATGTCCGCTTTTGAATGGTATGCGTCGGTCTGCGGCCCCGGGTTGGGGGTCCAGTCGTATTCTATCCGCGCCCTTCCGCTACTCTCCTGTGATAGCTGCAAGCTTATCCGCTGCATGAAGGCTGAAAGAGGCACTGATGCGCTTGGCAATGCGGGCGATGATCTCAGGATCTTTCACCTCCTCGGCGATAATCCGGCTTATTTCCATGAGGCCCATTTCCATTTCCCTTGAAGTGAGCAGTTCCCGGGTCTGCATTTTGTGGATAGTGTCAACCGTTTTCCGCATCCCGTCAATTAGCTTCTCTGCACCTGCTACGGTCTCGGCGCTGCCTTCCTCCCCGCCTGCTTCTATCCATCGTTCAAACAATGCCCTGAGTGTCGCCAGTTCAGGCAGCAAATCAAGCGGGTTGGGATTGTTAGCGTGTTCGGCTATCTTGTCGCCAAGGTTGCCGCTGATTTTAGAGTATCTTCCGTGCTTGATAGGTGTCCTTCCACCATGCAGATAACACTTGCCCTCGCCGGGGTGGTCGGTCTTGTATCCAGCAGGATACCCGCATGGCTTACCGCTTCGTGTTTTAGCTCCACATTTAGGCTTGCTCATGGGGTATCCTTACTATTGTTTTGCGTTTAGGGCACCGTAGCACTTATGCAACGGTGTCACAGCTGCCAATACACTTCTATTGTTGTTCGGGTCTGTAGAGTTGAACATGAATGCCCCAATCCGGCAACCTAT